CATGTACAGAAACAACGTCAGTCCATCCTGTTTCTTCATCCTCATTAGACTCGTTCACCCCGATAACTTTTTCCTGTATCGTAATTAACGTGTCTAAATCCTTTATACTTGGCAGTCTTCTTGGATGGAGTGGCATAATTCTTTTATCGCTATTTTTTCCTCATCACTGAGATCACTAATCAATAAATCTAAATCATAAGGTTTACCCCTACCTTGACTTGCCAAATGTTCAAAACTCCAAATGTTATCTTCACCTTTTATGTCAATAGCCAATGGAACTTCAGACTTTATTCTAGTCTCCAATATTCCTTTCCTGGCCAGTAAAAATGTAGAGTTGTTATCCAACCCTTTGCTTATTCCGTCAGGCCACAAATCTGTCCCTACAGTATCCAAAACCTTACGGCTAAATGCTCTGCCCAATCCAAAACTTGTTGTACTCCTATATGCTCTTGTGTCTCCATTCTTTGAATCCACATAAGCAAAATGATTAATGCCTAAAAAATCTTTTACACCAAAATACGGAGCATACAACTTTAACAGTTCTGTCTTCAACACATCGTCACTGCCTATCTCAATAAGATAATCCCAATCTAACTTGTAAGCCTGGGACAACCCATAATTCTTTTTTCTACCTACTGGCTTGTTCTCATGCCAGCACCAACCTATATTGTACTTCTCACACAAAGGTATCATTGACACTTCAGACAACACAGCAAACGCTTCGATAGGAAACAGGCCAGAGTCACGTAGTCTGTTAACACCCAGGAAGCAGATTTCTGTAATCTCTGGCCGTTTCCACAAAGCCATATAAATAAGTAGCTTAGTAGGCGTGTGCATTCCAGTATACCTTTACAGTATCAAGCAAAACTGTAGAGTTGAACGTTAAATATGTTACAAGTCCATCAGCCTCATCCTGTCTATTCTCATACAAATTTGCAATCTGCATTAACATTGCCTGTTTTATAACTGTTGGAACATCCTGGTCATCGCTGCCGTACCCCACATCATAAGTTATTGTAACCGCATTCAACTGATCTTTAACAGAGGGCCAACTGCTTATATATCGAAGTCTGGCAACATCACTATTCACATCTACAAAGAAATCAACATCTTCCTCAAGTGTCTGCGTATTCCCATCTGGATCAACATACGACACCGTTCCAACAAATCCTGACGCTCCAAATTGCACTGGACCATAAGGCAAATAAATACACGCATAAGGATTGAGAGATGACCCATAGGGAAATCTATCCATCGTCACTCTGCGTGTCTGCGTGATAAAACTAAGACCTGTGTAACTTTCACATAGCTGTCTAGTCACACTAATCAAAGTATTTATGTACGCATCATCATCCGTACTATCAACCCGAAGATGGGCCTTTGCCTCTGTTAGAGTTACTGGCTCCACTCCAGGTTGACTTGTTACTTTACTATAAACAATCATAGTTCAGTTGTACGGTTGTAGACTACCTAACACTTAGTGCCCCCTTTTTCCGTGGAGGCGGCTCCACAAAATAATTGTAGAAGTTTCTGTGCTCTTCATCTGTCACTTCAATCTTTGCGCCCTTCTTGGCGATCACTCTTTTGTCCCCCGTACCTCGGAGGAGAAAAGTTCTCTTAGGTGTTAACTTTGGCATATTCAATTAAAATTAAGTAAGTGCAGGAAGATCAGTTGCGTCCCAATCAAGACACACTGAAAACTCAAGTGGTTGTTCAATTTCAACGTCCATATAGGCGTTAACAACAAACCTCTTTTTGTCTCCTAATGCTTGAGTATAAGGATCAAACAGAATATCGACTCCACCCCATGTTGCCAAGATAGCAGACTCCCAACGTGCCCCGTAGATAATTCCACAAAGATCAGTCTGTCCACCCTCTGACAAATCATCAGGGATCAATTCACTTGAGAAGAATGGTCTTCCAATAAGATTACCATTCATCTTGTAAATGAAGTTACCTTCAACACCAGACCCCTGCATAGGGGTTCTTGCAAGTGCAAACTCACCAGCAGCATTGGTAATAAAACCAGCACGACCATTCCTTGCATTTGCAATTTTGGTGTCTCTTATCATGCTTAACAAAGCACCATAAGTCATGTCGTTAGCAGAACCAGAACCAAGACTCAATACTGTAACTCCTGAATAATTCAAGATACCAGTACAAGAGTTGGACGTTCCATCACCCGCCAACACTTGAGTATCGACAGTAAGAGCATAACGATTTGAAAGTAAACCTCTCAACCATCCTTCAACGGCCCAAGGTGCTTGCTTCAAGAATTGGTTAGACACATCAACATACCCACCAAAACGTTTCGGTGACACACTGATGTTGTTCAACGTAGGAGTGGTTGCATCAACATCTGAGTTTTCAGTCTCAAACGCAAAAGCAACATCACCGTTATGGCGAGTCCACTGAACATTACCTTGAAGACCGGAAAGAACAGTAATACCCAACTGGGCAACTACTGGATCAGGATTCAAGATAGGGATAAGACCTCCGTACTCAGTGTACACAGCATCCGTTCCTTCAGTTGCTACATCCAACAGTTTACGTCTGCCTACTTGAATAAACTTGGAAGGAATAGCAACATTACCTGTCAAAGAGATGCCAGCATCCTTTGCTTCATTTTGTGCTTCCTCAAACAATTCTTTCTCCACCCCATCAATCTCACCCTTGCGAGCGAAAATGTTTTGTGCAGCTTTTGCAAAACTATACTTACGAGACAGTTTTGACATCTCTTTAACTTCACTGGCCTCGTCCTGAGGCGCACCAGGAATGACACGATCCTCATCCATCTTGCGCTTTGCAAGTTCTTTAGACCTGTTCTCAACAGCTGTAGCCAACTTGATGTTTTTGTCAACCTTTACAATTGACTCCTCAAGAGACTCAAACTCTTCTTTTTGTTCTTCTGTCAACTCTGCCTTTTCAGCAGCTTTAACAAGGGCTTCGATTCTATCTTCAATCTCGACCCTTTCGTCTTTCAACTCTTTTACAGTCTTCATTTTCTGACTTTTTTTAAACGTTCAACATATATATCCAAATTAGGGTCGGCCCTTTTTGCTACTACTTCTTCGATTACTTCGATGTCGTATTCCGATTTTACCCCTTGTTTCTTATCCACAGCATCCATGATTTGCTGCACTGTCATTTGACGTAAGTCTTTCATAGAAAGATCATGTAAAATTCTTGCTATAAAATCAAGTGCGCCAAACGTGTGGTTCTTTATTGATCTGCGTACTGCTTCTGGATTAGCCGGAATGTTTACAATGCTCCACTCCAACAACTCTTGACCCGGCCAGTAGTTAGTTTGATCAACAACTTCACCTTTTTCACTTTTTACATATTCAGTTTTTATCTTACCAGTTGGCATGATACCTACACTAGCAGCATTCAAAGACCCAAAAAGAACTTTCCGAAAAACTTTCTCAGCCAACGGATTCAAATCTTTAGGCTCAAATGTAACTGTGGACACCAATACTTTCTTTCCGTAATGGTTATCTACATAAGCCTTGCCCTTGCCCAACACATCATCTGGATTAGGGGCCAAACACATATTGTCTCCATAAACATTATGCTGATAACCTATAATTGGATTGGCGTTAAACGCTTCCAACTGCCAGTTATCGTAATCCAAAATGTCCTTATGCCTGTCTTTGATGTCAGCATTCACAATGAACTCTACAGTCCTTGTGTCCTCTACATCCTTTGCAACACTCTTTTGGAATGTCGTTTGTAAATATTTAGTTGACATGGTATTTTCCGTTTAATTTTCCATTTGTGCTGCCATTAGTGCCAGCAGCCGGAGTTGTGTTCGGTGAAGCTGTCGGAGCAACTTTGCTCGCATAGAATTCTCTAAGTTGGTCAATAGGTACCGAAGCCCCCTGAACCGTAAAAATGTCACCACCTTCATAACTATCTAAGTCTTCAGCATACCTAATATCATTCCCATTCATTCCTCCGATGTTACGCATCGCAGTATAAAACTCTGCACGGGCTTTGCTATCGCCACGCAGTAGCCCATTCATATTCATTTTCACATACGTGTTCTTTTTCTCCTTGCGAGTGAATAACTTCATGTTGCACTCTTGCTCAATTACACGGACAATAGGAGTGATGGTGTGTTTTGCATATACCAAGTCGGCTTGTTCTGCATTGGTCCATGTCATTCTGTCGTAATTCTGTACAAACGCTGGAGGCATTTGATAAATACCGTATATCTGTTGATCAGTCAATTTGGCTGTCTCTATATATGCAGCGTCCTCTGCGGACATCAATATAGGATCAAATTTCCAACGGCCTGACAAAATAGGTGTGTCCCCTGCTGCCAAATCTGTTTTCCAACTTGCTTGATTCTGTGCTTGCTGTACTGGAGTCAAAACACCTTCGTATGAAAGGATGCCTGGAGGCTTCTTTCCCAATGCCATTGTAGAGTAACGATTTTCTCTAAACGCTTTGCCCATCAACATTGCGTTTTGACGGATAGGCGATATCCCTGTCAGCCCATCTATGCTAAACCAACGGAAGTGTAATACGTCATCTGCGGAATACAACTCACCGCCCAACTTATACCATGCTTGCCCATCTGCTACTTTAACAGACCACTCATTCGGAGGTACTATGTCAAACGCATAAGGTTTGCCCCTGGAGTCTCTGCTAATAGCAATAATGGAATTTCCCCAAGCATCAGAATGTATCATTGATGTGAGAAACATATTTGCAGAACTCATATAATTATTCGGCTGATGTGCCAAAGGATAGTATGCAGGATGATCATCCAACTCTATTTTACGATCGTCTTCCTCCATTATGATATCAATGTCCAACGAAGCTACAGTTCTAGCCCGTACGTTAATACATGACCACACGGTAGCAAGCCCCAACGCTCTACGTTCGGATACTGCTTCTTCAGAAAAGTTATCGTTGAATCCTACAAGATTGGCCCACTGAGAGGAGCCATTGAGGGGATTATAATTCGGCCCTACGTCCTTTTTGGACGACCACAAATACCTATTTACAAAATCTTGAAATAAGGCCAAATTTCTCTATTTTGGAATTAGTCTCAAATATAGACATTATTCCCAATATGAGAAAATATTTTTTACGATTTTCCTTGCTTTTTTAATAGACACATATTTGACCACTCATCATTAGTCAGGTAGGGATTAGAAAAACCCCTTTTTCGGCCCTCTACAACACTTG